AAAAAACATTCTACAATATCGATTCAATCAAAAACACAGAGGAGTGCGTCATTGTAGAGGGAGAAATCGATGCTCTATCATTCATTGAGGCAGGATATAGTGCAGTAGTGAGTGTTCCCAATGGCTTTACTGCTAAAGGACAGGTCAATTTAGACTATCTAACAGACTTCTATAGCTACTTTGAGGCTAAGAAGAAGATTTACCTATGCGTAGACAACGATGAGGCAGGAGAGAACGGCAAAAAGGAATTAATCAGAAGGCTAGGCTCAGATAAAGTATATTTATGCGACCTTAAAGACTGCAAAGATGCTAATGAATACCTAATCAAGTACGGAAAACCTAAACTGTTGTCGGTTATAAGCAATGCAATGCCTTGTCCTATAGAAAATGTATTGCGTGTATCGGATATGCAATCAGACCTTGATGAATTCTATAAGAATGGGGTTAAAAACGGATTTAAAATTGGTCTAGACTCATTTGATGGCATATTCAGTACATACACCAAGCAATTCATCGTTGTCACAGGCTTTCCATCAAGCGGTAAGTCGGATTTTGTTGACCAAATGACCATAGGATACAACATGATGTATGGATGGAAGACAGCTTACGCATCTACCGAGAACTATCCGCAATATTTGCACGTTGATAAGCTTATCAGAAAGCTATATGGCAACACACCAACCTATGAGGAAACTAAAAAGCCTCATTGGCAGAATTGCGTAGAGCACATCAACAAGAACTTTTACTTCATTGACTATGAAGATGGCTTTGACCTAGATAAAGTGCTTAAGAAAGGAGAAGAGTTAGTCAGAAGGGTTGGGATAAGATGCTTGGTTATAGATCCATACAACAAAATACGCGACAAGCAAAACTTAACCATGAGTATCACGGATTATACTAATGCCTATCTCAACAAGGTCGATAACTTTTGTAAGAAAAACGATGTGGTTTGCATCTTAGTAGCCCATCCAACTAAGCCTCAGAACGATAAGGGTAAGCTTATAGAGCCAACATTTTATGACGTGAAAGGCGGTGGCGAGTTTTATGACATGAGTCCTCATGGAATTCTTGTTCATAGGGATTACGAAACTGCAACTGTAAAGATAAAAGTTTTAAAGGTCAAGTTTGCAAACCTAGGAGAAAACCAAGCGCATGTAACTTATTGTTGGAATGTAAACAATGGAAGATATACAGAGATGCGTGATGGTAGTCCGGTGTGGGACAACAGTAATTGGATTATTTCCAAGAACAATCCATACGAAATGACTAAGAGTCTTGACATAGAATTTGATAATCTTGAGGTATAATGGAAGAGCAAAACATAAATCACTACATGAGCATTTGCTTTAAAAACAACGTAAAAATATACCCCATAATATTCATGCCTGGATACATGAAAATTGAAGTAGATTATGCTGGCAGAATTAAAACAGGAACAGAAAAATATAATTCGAGGACAGAGCAAAAACAATTGCAAGAAAAAATACAGGAGCTATATGAAACAATTGCCAAGAGAATACAAAGTCGGGGAGACTAATTATATATACGATAAAAAAAATCTAAAAAGACTATACACTAAATACATTAATTGCTCAGACCAAGAGTTTGTAGACAATGCCGTAGATATACTGCACTTTGCGTGCTACGTGTCGTGGCTAAAAGAAATTGATACAGATACTCTGCTAGCAGATGATGGGCTAATTCACGAACTTGTTCATTTATTGAAACAAGGAACGCGTAATTGTGTCAATATTGAAACATTACGAGAAAAATTTGATAATCTCTTGGTTGTTTAATAAATTATTTGTAAATTTCCTAAAATTTTTTGGGAAATGTTTGACCCCATAGTAGAAAGTGTAAAGCATAAATATACTGATCGAAGCATAAGAGGCATTGAAAAGTATGGCACTACACTCGACAACAATGTAACAGACAATTTCCTTCAGCATCTTCAAGAAGAACTGATGGATGCTACGCTATATATTGAAAAGCAACTTAGTGTAAAAGATTCTAAGTTGGAAATGGTACGAGAGTTCAATAAGACTTATTCAATCCCTGTAGCAAAAACACCTCAGCTAATTGAGCCCGAGGAATTCAAATTAAAATTCAATTTACTTAAGGAGGAGCTTGATGAATATAGTCAAGCTTGTGAGCAAGAAAATCTCGTTGAGGTTTGTGATGCTATTGTCGATATGATGTACATCTTGTATGGATTCATATTGTCGCATGGTATATCAGACATTGTGTTTGATATGTTTGAAGAGGTACACAAATCAAATATGAGTAAGCTTGAAGGCGGTAAAGTATTACGCAGGTCTGATGGTAAAATCATGAAAGGATCTGAGTATTTTAAGCCCAACCTTGAGCAATTTTTATAAAATGGAAGACGTAACAAAGTTCACAGAAAAAATATTAGGATATAAATCTTGGAGCGACAAGAAAAAAATCGATGCCTTGCTAGAGTATGATTGCAATATGTATGCTCAGTTAGGAAGCAACTCAACCAAAACCGAAATAAGCAATACCAAGAAAAACTCACGTATAATCTACAGGGCCATTGGCAAGTTAGACAAGGCTGCTGGACAAACATTTCTCTGGTATATGGACAAAACATAATGGCACTTTCATCTCGTCAGACTTATTTAGCTAAAACATTCGACAATATGCACGACAAGCTAAATAACGCCTACGAGGAAGCCTTTGATGGGGAATTTGAGCAATGCAAAAACACCGTTAACTCCTTGATTTATGATTTACGACAACTTAAAAAATCAATGGAGCCATGAAAAAAAGAGTCCGGTTATCCCCTGCTGAAGCAAGAGCTTTGAATGTTGCACAAAAGCAACTGCAAAGAAATCAAAACCCAATCCGCGTTGTTCTTAACCAGCATGAACTAGAAGAACTTAATAAGCTACGCCACGAAGGAGTGAATGCCTATTGCGAAACAAGAGGGATTGACTTCAATTCAATTATTGAGTATTGGGATAAGACCAAAGAATATTCTATTCGCGTTAGACCCGAGGTAAAAGCTATCAATGATATAAGCAAAGAAATCATTGAGCAAATGCAGGAATACTCTCCTGCATATCCCGAGATTAAAAGAATAACTCAAGACAACCCACACCTACTTGTTGTGGACCCAGCAGATGTACATATTGGAAAGCTTTCCAGGGCTTTTGAAACTGGCGAAGAATACAACTCAGAAATTGCAGTGCAGCGAGTAAGAGAAGGTGTTCTTGGCATTCTAAATAAATCTTTAGGTTTTAATATTGACAAGATATTACTCATCATTGGTAACGATATCTTACACATAGATACACCTAAAAGAACAACTACTTCCGGAACTCCACAAGATACAGACGGTATGTGGTATGATAACTTCTTAAAAGCTAAAGCATTATACGTAGAGGTTATTGAAATGCTAATGACTGTAGCCGATGTGCATGTTACATTCAATCCATCAAACCACGACTACACCAATGGATTTTTCCTTGCCGACATTATTAAGTGCTGGTTTAGGGATTCCCAGAACATAAAATTTGATGTCTCGCCAATGCATCGAAAGTATTTTAAATACGGGTCAAACTTGATTGGAACAACTCATGGCGATGGAGCTAAAACAACTGATTTGCCTCTTCTTATGGCTGTAGAGGCTAAAGAATATTGGTCGGAAACTAAGCACAGATATGTATACACTCATCATGTGCATCACAAAAACGCCAAAGACTTTGCAGGAGTAACTGTTGAGAGCTTACGCAGTCCATCAGCAGCAGACTCTTGGCATCACAAAAAAGGTTATCAGCACAACCCCAAAGCGATAGAAGGTTTTTTACATCATCCACAACACGGGCAAGTAGCTCGACTAACACATATATTCTAATGGGAGATTGGAGTCACTTAATTGTTTCTTTTCGATGGCCCCATCAAGCTCTTGTCATAGGATATGAGCTTTGGGATGCAACTGAAAAAGACCCTTTTGTAACATTAAAAATACATTTAGTGTTTATAAGTCTAGTGTTTGAATTTGGATACGGAGACTATCCAGATGAATAAAATTTCTTATATTTGATACACAAAGATTGCTTTAGTCATCCACGGATTAATCCCAATTTTTGTTCTTTGTTAATTTGTTTTCATATAAGAACCCTCAGCCCTGTCAAAAACGCTGAGGGTTTTTTCATTAAATTTGTTTATGGACTACAAGAAAAAAGTATTCGTAAACAAAGACCTCAGCGAAATTGAATTAATGTTCATTAAGAGCATGCTTGAGGATATCAATATCGAAGAGTATTTAGTAGAGTGTTTTGTCTATATTGACCTAAGTGAAGATGGTGCGGTAGAAATAATAAGTATTGCAGACCAACACGTATTTGCAGCTGCTAAGAAACTTAATGTGCCTCACAAAATGGCAATTCAGTATATTAGACATAAAACACAAATAAATCAAGGAGTCAAAAAACTGCTTTATTGGGCAGGGATAAATGATATTAAAAAATATGTGCCAGTTAAATCAGATGAGATAAACCAAAAAAAATACATGCCACTGAACGTATATGCCAAAGACACCATAGAAGCCATTCAGGTGCTCTCTGAGATGCATTACGATGACTACACATACCTAGAAGACGTAGATGAGGAGATATAAGCGCAAAAAGCAAATAACGCAGTCTAAGAAAACCAAGATTGATGGCATAGAGTTTCAATCAAAATTAGAATCTCATATGTATCTGCTGCTAAAGGCAAACAAAATTCCTGCTGGATACGAATCAACCAAGTTCACAATCATCGATGGATTCGACTGCGGATTTTCATCATACGAAAAAACGCCAAGCAAAAAATACTTACACGATAGAGGCAATAAAAAGGTGCTTCCAATAACATATACTCCGGACTTCGTTGATACACAAAACCCTCCACGATTTATTATTGAGTGCAAAGGAAACCCTAATGAGCGATTTCCTATGGTTTGGAAGCTATTCAAAAGACATCTGCACCTAAAAGGATGGGCCCCCGACTTATTTGTGCCGCGGACCCAAAAGGATTGTCAAGAAGTAATTAATCTGATTAAAGAAAAATATTACTAACGCATTCCAGCGGCCTCTTTTTGTGCTTGTAATTGCATATCAAGCGCGTAGTCTCTAGCTTGAATATTCCAGTTCTTTCTTTCGTTATTCCACCATTTTTGCTCGTTATGCGGATCAATAACTGCGCCTTGCTGAACTCGTTTTTCACGATATGCTTGATAAAATAATCCGTCAATATTTTCAATATTTGGAACTGCAACAGTAAAATAACGCTCAATATTTCTTTCAAGAACATTAGCTACTCTATTAACGTCTTTTTTATTAAAAATATTAACCATGTTAAATTCTCTAAGCTGAACTAAAAGATCTGTAGCTGCATCCAATTTTTGCTGCATTATAGGGTTTTCAGCTCTGACAAAATGCACAACAGGATCACCAGCTCCACCCGTAAGCGGCTTAATAATCATTTTGTCATCTCGTATTTGAAATGCTCTCATGATATTTCTTGTTTGTTGAACTCCAACAGAAACGATACCAGCATTGTTGATTCCAGCAATAATTCTGTCGTCAACACTATTTTCCCACGTTTGTATATCAGAAGATATATATTCTGTAAATATTTGTTCTCCAGCAGCTTTGTTCGCAAAATAATATGATAAATCCCATGACTCAGATGGCAATGGTAATGGATTTAAATTGCTAAATAAATCCGTAGCAACAGCTTTTGCTACTTCTCTATGCCCTCCCTTAGCTTGCATTTTTTGATCAAACCAAGTAACCGCATTATATGCTTCGAGCATTGATTCGTCTAAAGGAGACGTGTATTCTCTAGCCTGCATTCTCAAAGCCTCTAAAGTGTCAATTTGATCAGGAGTTTTATTGTCTAAAATAGATTTGACTTTAGGGTCGTTTATTGGCAACATCATTGTTGTGATAACCTCGTCAATTCCGCCAAACCTATCAATGTCATCAGAATCCATTCCTGCCGTTAATGCTGCACCAGCTATTCCATAAAACATAATGTTGTCTGCAACATGCTTTATACCGCTAAATGTTACAATTTCGTTCACTAATCCAAATAACCTGGCTTGAGCTTCTGATCGCTCAGTTTCAGGCAAACTCTTATCATAAAGCCTCATGATTTGGTTAGTTGCATTTGTTTTAGCATTGACCTGAAATTTACCATAGGCATATAAAACACTTCTTGATAATTTTACGCCTTTTTCGTCTGTGGCGCCATAAAATTCTGCCTCAGAAGTGCTTTGTGTTTGTCGCATTGTTTCACCAATCCTTTGGTCAGCATATTGAATAGCTTCCATATCAGGATTTTCATTTTCTTTAGCCCACCACTGCGCACGAGCCTTTTGTGTTTTTGGTATTCTTGCTCCTTGGTCAGAACGATATTGCATATAATGAGCTTCAAAAGATAAATTTGCTGCTACACGGTCAGCGTTTGCTAAAAACAATTCTAAAGAAAGCTCTGATGTTCTACCGACAAGATCAATGAACTCTCGAGCACTGTATCCAGCATTCCCCCATCCTTTTTCTTTTAATTGAGTTGTAGCGTCATCTGATAAATTAAATGCTTCTGCATAATAAGATAATGGCTTTTTGTCTCCAGGTTTTAATTGAAAATTACTAAACAAAGCGCTTCTTCCTTGGGTACGTGACTTGTCATAAATATTTTCAAGATTTCTTCCCCCGAAAAGCATTTCTGACAATTTCTTCGATAAAGAAGAATTTTTCTTATTTCCATTACCGGCTTCCGCTAAACCAATCATAAACCTGCCCATGCCTTTATATAAATGCCCTTGGGCAGAAGGATCTGTAATCATCGGCATGACTCCTGTAATAGCTCCAAAAAACTGGGATGAGGGCTGAGTTGCTCCAGACAAAGAAGTTGCAGCTAATCCAGAATATATCGAATTATAAAGCGATCCAGTAGCTGTACTCATATTCATCAATTCAATATCTGAATTACCATGGCTATTAATAAGCATTTGTTTCCAAACATCTAGTCTGCTTCCATAGTATTTTTGAACCATGTCATACTCAGATTTCTCTGCAAATAAAGACTCAAATTGCTTAGAGTTTACTAAGTGCGTAAGTGTTTCCCAATCCGATCTACTAGAAATATCAATTTCAACCGCGGATAGTGCGTCGTATGCACGCATAAAATAGTTTCCAAAAGAAAGACGAGATGTCAACAACTGATCATCATCAGTCGCATCTTCAAGGGCACCAGCTTTCTTGTCATTTACATTAGAACGAAGACCATCAAGTACAGCTTGA